TTTTAGAATTGGTGACGGTAAAGGTAGTTGTCTTCTTTTTGTTGATGGATCGTCAAAAGCCTTTGACTTCCAAAGTGGCTCTTTTCTTCAGATAAGCGGTACCACAGTAATAGACGCTAGTAGAAACCTCACCAACATCGGAAGCATTACTTGCGGAGGTATTAATTCTACTGCCGCAACTGTTCTAAACAGCCACAGCGCAAGCGATCCTGATGCAACATCAAGAAGCAATTACCCTGCGGGTCAAATGCTTACCCATTATAGTGAGGCTAATGGTGTTTCTATCATTGGCGGTCAAGGGGGTTATGCAGGGTCTAGCTTAACTATAGGCGAAGAAACAGGCCGCTCAACAGCATTTAAACTGATTAGAGGAATTTCAGACACTAACGGAACCCCAGCAGAAGAGTTTTCTATTAATGGCGTAGGTGACGCAGTTTTTGCAGGGTCAGTGCGAGCGGCTAGCGGCAACTATTATGGAGGCTCTGGTGTCAGCGTTCAGTATAGAGGCTTTGGTGATAAACCCATTATGACTGGAGTAAGTGGTGCGACTTATCTCTATGCTGGAAATTCTACGACAGTCGCCTTAACACTACAATCAGGACGAACGGTTGCTCCAACATTAGCTATCGGTTCAGTTAATAACTTTACGGATGTAATAGACGCTAGTAGAAATATCACAGCAGTAAATATTACTCCAAGTGGATATATTTCTCAGGCAACAGGGCAGTCGCACTATTTCAGAGGAGGAACAGATGGCAACTGGCGTATAGGTTCGGATATAACCGCTGACACTGGGGGTTTAATTACTGGCCCCGCTATACAATTAATAACTGGTGGGTCTAGCACTAGTTACGGGTTCCAGATTTTTGGGCATCAAACGCCTACATTGCCTGTTTTTGAGGTTATCCCAAATACCACTCTCGCATCTAGCATCACCAATGTTCGCGGCAATTTCTACATAAACAACACTCAAGTAATAGACTCTAGTAGAAATGCTCTTTTTGCAAGCACACTTCAAATAGGTGGAAGTGCGATTGGGGCAGGGAATTCTTACAATGTAGCAGGCTACAAACTATTGTTTGGCGGTGGTAATAGTGATTCTACAAGCAACTATTACATCGGCACTAACTTAGAGAATGTTGGTGGAAATTACTCAAAGCTAGATTTACGTTGGCACACTGGCATCCGTATGGGAGCGCAGGGTGTTTATGGCGGTATAAGGTTCTACAACGACGAAGATTTAACATCTAAACTAATGTCTATCGGTGAGGGGTCTAGCGTAACTGACGTAAAGGTTTATAACGATTTAAGAGTTGAAGGTGCGCTTTATCATTCTGAATGGGTACGAAATCATACCAACAACAGCGGTCATTATTGGTCACAGACAGGCTGGCATTTATATCCTAAAGATGTTGATGATTTTTATTGGCGTTCTGGTAACTCTAGTTCCTCTGCTTTAGCTATGACTTGTAATAGTGAAACTGTACGCGGCTACTTTTATGTAAATAGTTCAAGTCAAATCGGAATGTTAAATTCAGGCCGTGGTTGGTCTTTTAAAGTAGACAACTCAGGTAATGCTACTGCAACAGGTAATGTTACTGCCTATTCTGATCGCAGGTTAAAGAGCGATATAGAGCCGCTAGAAAATTCATTAAATACTGTCTGCCAACTGCAAGGTATTAGGTACACACGCATTTCAACTGGTGTAACAGAGATTGGGTTTGTAGCGCAAGATGTAAAAAAAGTTGTTCCAGAGTTGGTGGATATTGTCGATAGCAGAACTGAAAGTTCCAAAGGGTTTTCTGATGGCTTTGAAGACCTTCATGTTATGAAATATCAAAACACAGTTGCCCTTTTGGTCGAAGCAATAAAAGAACTTAAATCTGAGGTCGATGACCTCAAAAATCAACTTTCTCAAAAGGAGAAATAAAAATGGCTATAACAAAAACCGAAGTAAACCAAAGAACAGAAGTCTATAAGGCGCAAAACCCAGAGGCCGAACCAACAACCAACGAAGGCAATCCAACTTTGATGGTGGTCACTCAAATTACGTTTGATGATTCCGAAGATGCAGAACTACCTGCTACAAGCAATCACGTTACTCACCTATCTCGTTATGATGAAAATGGCGACCCAACTGTCATTACTGGACAGGCGCAAATTGTCCAAGATATATGTGCAGGAATCTGGGCATAAAGTATGGGACTTCCCACATCAGGCGCAATTAGTCTTAATCAGATGCACACTGAAGTTAGTGGGACTTCGGGCACCCAAGTGTCTTTGAACGACTCAGATGTTCGTGGATTGATTGGTAAAAGTTCGGGCGCTCAGATGAGTTTCAATGAGTGGCACGGAGCTTCTGCCACGGATAGAGTGTTTACTTTTACAGGTGCTACACATTCGGGGGCAAAAGGCTCATACCACTATGGTGTTCATAATAGTAGTCCGAGCGTGGGTACGATGGCGTCAGGGTCTTCTGACTGGAACAAGACTCTAACAATAACACAAATGCATTTTAGTAGCGCGGTAAACAAGTACATATTCTACGCTACTCATGCATCAGGTGTTGCGTCAAACACTACATGGTGGACTAAGCTCGTTATAAGTAGATATATGGTAGGAAGTGTTACTTTAGAGCGTAGTACGTGCAGTGTACAAACTTACGGAAGTGGTTATATCAGTTTGCAGTGGCCTTCTGAGTGGACAGGTTCAAACTTAGGGGCAGGGGCAATAACATGTACGTTTTCGTAAGGCACTTTAAATGAAAATATTATTAATAGGATTGCCTACCACATTTGACTACTTAGTCCCTATGTTTGCTGACGAAGGGCATATTGCTAAACTTATAACAGGGGCTGAAGAAACTACACTCACCTCCGACGAAGGTCTAGAGTATCAAGTTCCTGTTTGTGGGTATCTGCCAAGAGGAACTTCTAAAGAAATAGATTATGTAACTGGTGTTATAGACTCTTTTGAGCCTGACGTAGTGGTAAATGGAATTACTAACTTATTTCTGCCGCCCTCATCTGCTTATATATATGTAGGAAATACAGTAGAGAGTGCTCAACTTGAAACTCATAAATGGGCTACGCGAGTTAAAGCAGGTACGCTTGGTTGGTTGCTACCCCCTTTAGCAGAAGCTAATACCACCTCATGGACTGCTTCTACAAATACTGCAACTACATATTTAAAACCTATAGATAATTTTACTTGTGCGGCTACTCTTAAAATACTCCCAAACACAGATGCTGAAAGAGACCTAGTACCCCACGTAGAAAACTACGATTGTTTTGTAGAGCTTAGTGTTGACCATGCTGTTGAAGCTTGGTGCACCTTTACTATGTGTGATGGCGAGTATTCTATTGTTAGAACTCTTGGTTGTACGGAAGCTGGAAACGATAAATTGTTGGCGAATCTAGGAGATAGTTGGACAACAGGAATTACTTTAGTAGATTTAACAAGCGATCAAAGAACTGCATTTTTAACAAAATGTGAGGCTTGGTTAGACTACGCCAAAACTCTTGGAGGTTCTTATGAAGGAACTATTGGAGGGGCTATAACAGACACCAATGAAGTCTATTGGTTTGAGCAGAACTCTCGTGCTGGAATGGAAAACATCGGGCTTCTACCTAGTACTGCTACTAACTGGTTAAGCGGATTAACTACTGATCCTACTCTTTCAATTAATCAAATATCGGCTGAAACCATCCGAACCGAAAAGGGTTTTGGCTAAATTATAAAATTACAGAAGGAAAGTAACTAATGGAACAAATTAAACAAGCACTTAAAAGCAAAACAGTACGCTTTTCCCTAGCCTTGGGTGTGTTGAGCATTCTACAAGGATACGTGGGTTTTTTACCAGTATCCCCGATGGGTCAGGCAGTGGCAGGTTGCATTATTGCAAGTTGCATTGTCGTTTTGCGGGCGGCAACAACCGTTCCGCTTAATCAAAAATAAAGGATAATCTTATGACCAGCGAAGACGACCAGTGGCATTTATCGAAAACGGTTCCAATTTCGTTTCTGTTAGCAATCCTATTGCAGACAGTGTCATTGGTGTGGTTTGTCGCTGAACTAGATTCAAATATTGAAGCCAATCGACTTAAAGTCACAGAGCATAATGAACGACTTTCAACCCTAGAAAACAACGTGCAGTCACAAGCAGTGTCCCTTGCAAGAATTGACGAGAACATACGTCACATTAGGGCAAGCGTTGATAGAGTTTTAAGTGAGTAGGAGAACTAGATGAGTATTTTGTCGGCGTTAATCGAACCTGTTACAGGACTCTTGGATAAATATATTCCTGATGCAACAGAGAAGCAACGAATAGCCTTTGAGCTATCCACCATTTCGGAGAAGCATGCTCAAGAGCTTGCTGTTGCTCAAATAGAACTTAATAAAGCGGACGCGCAGGGAAGCTGGTTTCAGAGTTCTTGGAGACCGTTATGCGGTTACGTTGCAGTGCTAGGCATGGCAATTAATTTCCTTGTGTCACCTGTAGCGGCTGGTTTTGGCGTTGTAATTCCCCAAGCTGATGCGGGGACTCTTATGCCGCTTCTTTTGGGGATGTTAGGTCTCTCCGGTAGCCGTAGCCTAGAGCGAATAAAAGGGGTTGGAAAATGACAGGCTTTACACTTAATACATTCTCAGGGATTGCGCCTAAAGTTTATGCCCGACTATTGCCAAATGACATGGCACAGGTCGCGCAAAACACAAAATTAGACTCAGGTCGTATTGAGCCACTGAAGGGCAATGCCTCAGCAACGGTTACGCCTGTCGCGTCTTATTCGATCTCAGCCGCAACCAAAACCCTATTTAGATACAGTAGCGCAATATGGATTGGCAGTAACGATGATTTAAATATTGTTCGCTCACCAATTGCCGAAGATCCACATGAGAGACTGTATGTTACCGGCATAGGCGGATCAGCCGGATATCCTCGCGTAACTTCAGCGCAAGTAGTTGGCAATGACACTTATTACAGGCTGGGTTTGCCGACCCCTGCAAGCATTACATCGGTTGCACTAACTCCATCCACCTCAACTAAGGTAGATGAAGAAGTTCCGGTCACAATGTCATATTTGTACACATACGTTACTGCTTACGGAGAAGAAGGCTCAAACAGCGTTCCTCAAGCCTCAAATATTGTTGAGGTCTATTCCGACCAGACCGCGACTCTTACATTTCCTGCTGGTGCTAGCGGCGGTTACAACATTGTCAGTCGCAGACTTTATAGAACGGATACCTCAGGTACTTACAGGTTTGTAAAAGATGTTGATATTAACACTACAACAACCGATGACAGCAAAAAAGAATCAGAGCTAGGCGAAGCAATACCAACCATATCTTATACAGCACCCCCTGATGAGGTTTCTGCTGATCACGTTGATGGTGCATTGCAGGGTCTTGTTTCTATGCCCAACGGAATTTTGGCAGGTTTTGCAGGGCAGACCGTTTGCTTCTCTGAAGCATTTCAGCCACACGCCTTTCCTAATGATTACAAGCTAACGATGAAAAGCGATGTAGTTGCTATTGCTCCTATGCCTTCTGGGCTTTTAGTTTTGACTAAAGAAAAACCTGCTGTCGTACAGGGTTTAAGTCCTGCGGCAATGTCAATGCAAGAGGTAGATAGTACCCATTCTTGTGTTAGCAAAAGAAGCGTAGTGGACATGGGTGAGTATGTTATCTACGCATCTCCTGACGGTCTTGTCATGGGCGGTGAGCGAGGCTTTCAGTTAGTGACAGAAGGAATATTAACAAGAGATCAGTGGCAAGCTTACGTTCCATCAAGTGTTGTAGGCTTTTATTGGGAAGGTCATTACGTTGGGTTTTATTCAACAGGATCTGAAAACAAAGGTTTTATTCTTGACCCTAGAGGCGGTAAAAACAGCTTTGTTAGCTTGGACTTCCATGCTACTGCGGGATTTAATGATCTTGAAAATGATATCTTATATTTAGTGATTTCAGGTTCAGTCGTTAAATTTGCGTCAGGATCTGACCTAAATTTTGTTTGGCGGACAAAAAAATTCTACACCCCTAAGCCCATTAACCCAGCAGTGGCTAAAGTAGACTGTGACAGTTACTCCTCAACACCTACCTTCAAGCTTTATGCTGATGGCGCTCTTAAGCACACCCAAACTGTAGCTAATGCAGACGTATTTAGACTTCCTTCAGGATATAAAGCAAAAGAGTTCGAGATAGAAATAAGTGGCGCAGTTCCGGTCAATGAATTCTGTATATACGAATCAGTGGAGGAGATTGGTGGGTAAAACATCTAACATGATGGTTCCCTCTGACTGGAGTGGACAAGAGCGCAGATTTGGTGAGTCCCTCAAAGAAAACCTTGATGTCATTTGCGGTTTAAGAGGTGACGATCTTGATAAGGCAGTAACTTTTAGAGACTTGCTAGATTCAGGTATTGCTAAATTAGCCGCTGGGTCTGGTGTATTTAACGGATCATCTGGCGGCATTACTCCAGACCCTTGGTTGCCAGACATTGGTATTCCCCCAGCACCAACTAACTTAACAGCAAATGGTGCATTTCAAAGCATTCTATTGAACTGGGACATGCAACAGTACTACGGTCATTCTGCTGTAGAGATATATCGGCATACATCTGATAGCATCGCAGACGCTACTTTAGTTGCAAGCGTGTACGGTTTTACATCGCTATATTCTGATAATGTCGGCGGCGATAAAAGTTACTGGTATTGGGTTAGAGGCGTAAATCAAAATGGGGTGTATGGGCCATATAACTCCTCAACCGGAACAAACGGAACAACCGCTCCAGACGTAGGTTTGTTGCTAACAACTTTGGCTGGCAGTATTACAAGCAGTCAGTTAGCGACTAGCTTATCAACGCCTATTGCAACCATACCATCCTTGTCTGGCACGATTAATTCTTTAGAAACGTATACTGGATATGCATCCAGTTACACTGGTGACAATTTAGTAACCCGAATCAGCGGCATTGATACAGGTGTTTCAACGCTTCAGTCAAGTGTTTCGTCTTTAAATACGTCAGTAAGTAATTTGCAATCCAGCGTTTCAGATCTAACAACAGGGGTATCTAGCGTTTATGTCCAAACGTCTGAGCCTACCGGAACCATATCAACTAATTCTAGGTGGTATGATTCCGATGATAATATGGCTCCGTACTACTATGACGGATCAAACTGGGTCAGCATTGAAGACCCAAGAATTGCATCAAACCAGAACTCTATAACAAGTTTAAACGCGCAAGTTTTTAACGGAGATAGCACCGCAAGGTTAGCAACAGCTAGCGCATTAGGTGTGCTTGATACCACAGTGGTTGCTCAAGGTAATTCAATAACCTCTATATCTGCTGATGTTACGGCTTTAAATAATTCAGTCTATGATTCCTCAGGAAACTTGGAACTGGCAACCTCGTCAGCACTAGGGACTCTTAGCAGTACAGTCACTAGTCAAGGTAATACGATAACAAGTGTGCAGTCAGACATTACAGATCTTGAAGGTCAGGTATTTAATGCAGACGGAACAGCGAGGTTGGCTACTGGATCAGCGTTGTCAGGAGTATCAAGTTCAGTAACTGCAATCTATGACGGAACTAATGCCAGTGTCGTTAAAACAGTACAAACTGACGTAACTTCTTTGGAAGGAGAGGTCTTTAACGCTAATGGCACGGCGAGATTAGCTACTGGAACAGCGTTAGCTGGTGTTAGCAGTGATATAAGTGCTATTTATGATGGCACTAACCCCAGTGTTGTTAAGACCGTTCAAACTGACATAACCTCTTTAGAGGGTGAGGTGTTCAATGTAGACGGTACAGCTAGATTAGCCACCGGATCAGCGTTGGCGGGTGTTAGCACTAGCGTAACGGCTATCTATGACGGCGCTAATCCCAGCGTTGTTAAGACCGTTCAGGCTGACGTAACTTCTTTGGAAGGAGAGGTATTTAACACAGACGGTACGGCTAGGCTGGCTACCGGAACAGCATTAGCGGGGGTTAGCAGTGATGTAAGTGCTATTTATAATGGTACTAATCCTAGCGTTGTTAAATCAGTTCAGTCAGACGTTTCAGATCTCGAAGGCGAAGTATTTAATGCTAATGGCACAGCAAGGCTTGCGACAGGAAGCGCACTAAGCTCCCTAACAAGCGATGTTGAGGCTATCTATGATGGTGATAACGCGAGTCTTGTTAAAAGCGTCCAAGCGTCTGTAACGTCACTCAACAATGCGGTTTTTGATTCCTCAGGAAACACGGTTTTAGCATCTAACACTGCTGTAAATTCACTTCAAGCTGAGGTTTGGGGAGGCGGGGTTACGCCTTCTGGTGCAACGACTTCACGCATTGACAGTCTCTCTTCTACCGTTAATGATCCTAATACTGGAATGACGGCTACATCAGATGCAGTGTCGGTTCTCAATACCGAAGTTTACGGAAGCGATCCCCCCACAGCCGCCGCTTCGCGGATTGACAACTTAGTAAGTCAGGTTTTTAACGCAGACGGCACTGTTGCATTAGCATCTGCCGGTGCGTTGTCTGTACTTGAAACTGAGGTGTTTGGCTCATCAAATGCATCAGCATCTAGAATCGATGGTTTGTTTACCGAAGTATTTAACAGTGACGGTACATCTAGGCTCGCCAGCGCAGAAGCATTTACTGAACTTAAAACTGAGGTTACAGAGGGTGGTTCTCTTGCTACGCGAATTGACTCTATTGCCGCTGAGATGTTTGTAGACGGTGATACTAATGGAGAGTTAAATCTTGCGACAGCAGGTCAATTAAAAACAATTCAAAATGAGGTGTTTCCAGATGGAACCGCTAACGCCTCCAGATTAGATCAGGTGTCATCTGCGATATGGACAGGTGGAGATCCTGATAACGACACCATTCTGGCTTCCGCAGATTTTGTATCTGAAATCAATACAGCAGTCTTTGGTACGCCAACAGGGCAATCCGCCGCCGCAAATAAAATAGATACCTTGCAGGTCATAGTTGAAGGTGAGGATGGTGCGGGTGGAGTTAAAGCGGCAATTGAGACAACCCAAGAGATCGTATCTGGCGAAGATGGGCTGGAGTCACAGTACTCAGTAAAAATAGATTCAGGCTCTGGAGCCGTAAGTGGTTTTGGTCTTTCCTCAACTCCATCTGATGATGGCTCACCAACTTCAGCGTTTATTGTAAGGGCTGATAGGTTTGCCATTATTAACCCAAGCTCAACCAACGAAACAGGAACAGAGCCAAGTAACAGTGACACTCTAACCGTTCCTTTTGTCGTTCAATCCTCATCAACAACCATTGATGGCATAGACATTCCAGCGGGTGTCTATATGGATGGTGCGTTTATTAAAAATGGAACCATCACAACGGCACAGATCGGCAACGCAACAATCGATACAGCGCACGTAACTGGCAACTTAAGCGCAAGCCGACTTGAAGCAGGAACAATAGATGCGTCTCAAATATCTATTGTGGGCGCTCCAGCAACATTAAACATTGCTTCAGCCGCGAGCGGAGCAAGAATGGTAATCGAAGCTGACTCAATTAAGGTATATGACGCCGTAAGATTGCGTGTTGTGCTTGGCAATTTAGGATAAGCCGATGGTATATGGTCTTGAAGTATATGCCGCAAATGGGACAAAAGTAATTGAAGCCTCAAGTCGCGTCACGCGGTCTTTTGGCTCTGGTACTACATCAAATATTACTCATGGGAGTTATGTTGATATCAGTGTTACCGGCATGACATCAGGAGATGACTGGCAAGTGTTTTCAACACCAAACAATGCGCCAAGCGGTTTGTCTGGTCGCTCGCATGACACCCAGAGATATTCAGGCTATTTTCGGATATCAAACAATATGGGTGTGACAAGCTCTTTTGACTACATAGTGATCAGGAGCGGGTAATGGGCTACGGATTTCAGGTCTTTAATAACAGTGGTCGGACTGTAATTGACACCGAAGCAGGATTGTCACTGCTTTACGCAACAGCTAGCGGTACTGCAACAGCGCATACGGACTTTCCAACATCGGGATGGTCAGGTAGTGATTTGATTATAGCAAGACCTGCTTCGTCGGCTATAGGCTCGCAAGGAACAGGAAGAGGCAGGATTGGTAGATATACCAATGGAAAGTGGTCAAAAGGAATTATTGGATTTCCAAATAATAACAACGGCAATGGTGGTGGTTATGTCGTGTGGAGGGAGCTAAAAGCTCAGTCTACCGCAAACTTAACCCCTGATGGAAATGGACTGGTTGTCTACGATGACGGAGGAAATACCAGTTCTAATATTATTTTTTCAGCAACGGATTTAGATGTTACGGCTCAGTTGGTTGGTACTGGGAAGTTTAACGGAACAGATGGCACAGGTACGGCAGAAGGCTATTACCAAGAATTTCAAATGGATTCTAGCTTAGACGAGGGTCGTTATTACGTTCTTGTTTCAAATGCTCAGTCTACATATGTGACTGGAAGTAAAGGTCATAACAGTAGGTTTCATTTGAACTATGAATTTAATTACACAACCGGAACCATAAGAATGCTTAATTATTTAGCTGTAGGTAGTAGCCGTACTGCATTTTCAACCAACATAGACTGGGCTATTTTTTACGTTATCAATGGCGGCTCAGTAGACAACAATTTTTCATAGGTAGAATCATGGCGCATAGATTTGCATTTATAAATTCGGAGGGAGAGCTTAAAGGAATTACTTCTCCGGCTGATGATGATCAGTATGTCAACTTAGAGAAATACGGTGACAACACTGCCGTCATAATTCCTGCTGAAATAGACAATGATGAGTTAATGGTTCTTGGCTGGTATGACACTGATACAGATGAGTGGAAAGATCGAACTGAATGTCCCTCGCTCTATCACTTGTGGCAGGACAAGCAATGGACTTTTAATTCTGATAATTTCTTTGAAATTGTAAGAGAGCAAAGAGATCAAAGGCTGTTCGAGTCTGACTGGACTCAAATGTCTGACGCCCCAATTACAGATGCAAAGAGGGCTGAATGGGTAACGTATAGGCAAGTATTGCGAGATATTCCAGCGACTTACAGCGATGCAACAGCAATGGATGCAATAACATTTCCGGCAAAGCCAGAATAAGTGCATTTTTTTTGTTAATTCACTTGATTTTAAAGTATGATAGGAGTACTCAATGTCCTTAGATTTCGTAGATATAAGAGAAGTTTGGGACGTTGTAAAGGTTGGACTAGAACAAGTGTCATCCGACACCTCTGCTGACTGGAGACTTGAAGATGTTTATGCTGAGTGCGTAAACGGAGAGGCTCATCTCTTGATG